GTTCTCCATTTGTGTTGAAGTATACCCAATCAATATCTTCAAAGTTTTCTTGACTTGATGCTTTCTTATATCTGTAAAGAACCTGAATGTTTTGAACATCTTTTACATTAGCAGTCAAACGAACATCAATTGCAGTTGCTGGATTATTAATTGAAATTTCTTTCGTTACATACTTAGCAACAGCAGAACTATTTTTTGAAGTATTATCAGAAACGTAATCAATACCATTTGTGTAAGTAATTGCTTTTACTTCTAAGAACGAAGCTTCGTCATTTGCTTGATTTGGATATTTAATAAAATCACCAACTCTAAAAATGTCAGAAACTTGATCTGCTACAACAGCATTGCGATTAAATAATGTATTATCAATAATTCTTCCGAAGAAATCATCTAAGATAGGTTGTACATCAACTCTCACAATCAACTGTTGTGTCTTATTATTCCAAACAACAGTTCTTCCAGTAATGATATTATCATATGTCTGTAAGATTACAGAGGGATTGCGAGCAACAACTGTTGAAGCATCTGTAATTGAAACAAGAATTTGTGATGGATTTGAATCAATAACAACGTTTGTTAGTGCTAATTGATTACCCAGTGTTACTCCTTCACCTCTTTGGAAAAATTGACTTGTTTTTACACGAACCCAAACTGTATTACCACTTACTTTAGCAATGGTTCCAGTAGCTTTAGTTGTCTCACCTGTTATTGTTTGATTAGATTGAATTTGCGTTCCACCATTTCCAGATAATTCAAATCTATAGACTGGATAGAATTCGATGATCTGATCTCTTCTGCCATATCTATCTTCAGTTCCAAATGCCGCCTCAACTCTGTTTGATACAGTTTTAGCACATGCACTAGACAAATCAATTACAGGAGATAGATATGACTTTGTTGAAGATAGTGTCATCTTATAAATCAGTGATCTATCAATACTATTCAGTGTTTCATTAATTTGAGAAACAATAACTTTTTGATTTGTAAAGTAGTGAGGTTCATTTAAGAAAGTCTTTTCATATTCAGATTGGGAATATGAAACATAATTTGTAGTGGAAGAATCAACTGGTATAATATTTGTAGTTTTTACAAAAGTATCAAGTTTTGTACCAGTCACTGTTAAATAATGAATTTGAGGGTAAAGGATCTCAAACTTGCGATTGTAAGTAGCATAAACATTTGATCCACCTCCAATTGCATTTCCAGCTGCTTTTGAAATTGATCTGATATTGTAACTATCAATTCCAGAATTACTGACCTGGAATAAAGTCGTATTTAAGATGTCTGCTGTAATACCAGCAACTTCTTCGGCACTTCTATAGAACACGTAAGAATTTCCAAAACCCTCAAATCCATGATCTCTGTGATTTACTTTGATAATACTATTATTATTCTTAAATAATTTTGATGTCGCATTAGTATTAGCACTTGCGTTCGTCTCAAATGGATTTGATTTGAGCAATTCGTATCCAAGATTTTTATTTGTTAATAAAAGTTCTGCTGGTCTACTAATGTTAAATTCTGCTCTATAAAGTTTAAATTTAAGATCTTCAAAAATGTCTTCGGTCCAGTTATCAATATTCTGAGATCTGTAAACAGAACCAAGTGATGGTTGTGTTGTAATTACAGTGCTCGTCGAAATGTCAATATCTCCAAGACGAGAAGCCCAAATTTCATAATCAACAGAATCTGTTTCTACAACAAGAGCATATTCTGTGTCATTTTGTAAATATACTGGATAATCAAAACTAAATCTTGTTGGAATTGTTGAGTTTGTAACTCCAATAGTATCTATCGCTACTCCCATCACAACAGCGGGAGTATCAATCTCAATAAATGTCTCTATCTCACATCCTCCAGCGCCATTTCCAACTCCTTTTACAACAACAGATGGTGGTTCAGTATATCCAAATCCAAACAATGAAATCTCGGCATTGTAAATCTTACCATTGGAAACTTCAATACGAGCAGTTGCCACAGATCCACCTGGAAGTTGTGGGCTTTCAATTGTTAATATTGCGCTACTATAGTTTTGCCCTGGGTTTTTAATTCTGATGTCAGATAATTTTCCACTATCCTTAGCAATAGTTAATTTAAGATCTGTACCATCTGTAGCATTTGCTAAAGTAACAGACGGGATAATTAAATCTTCATTTTGCTTAAATGACTTACCATTATGATTACCAAGAACTAAAGTATATACTTGTTCATTGGTTAATGAATATCTTCCAGATGTTGATGCTGTTAGTTCTACTCCATTTTTATCAATTATTTTTAATATAGGACCACTAGCAGAAGAGCTCGCTCCAGTAACAAGTTCTCCTTGAGTGACAGAAACATTACCATTGGCATAACACTTTAAAAATGTATTTGGGTTCAATACTTTCTCTGTTCCTGGAATGACATTCTTTCCTGGTTTTCCTGAAACAACATCAGTTAAATAAACTTTAACTGGAATATTGCTGCTCTTCTTAGAGAAGAAAAGGTCTAATCCTGTAGTGAATAATCCACCATCATAGTTCTCAATCTTAAAAGTTTGAGCCAAAGGATTTGGTCTTAGTGGATTATCAGTATTACTGTCAATAATCTGAACACCTTCATTAGATTTGAAATATGATGGTTTTGTTGAAACAATACTTGCTGGATTTTCTGGCAATAATCCAGTAGCATAGTACTTTACTTCGGCATATGTATCGACTGTTTCTTTAGGAGCATCTATTGCGCTTGAAGTAAATCTAAAAGTTAAACCTCCAGTAGTTAAACGAATTTCTTCTCCAGTCGTATCATAATCAATAGTGTTAACGTCTCCCGTCCAAATAGCATTTTCTCTTGGCGGAACTCCAGCAGGAATTAAAATCAATCCACTAGCATTACCATTTTCATCTGTCGTAATTTTTCCATTAAAAGCAGATAATGAATTTCCAGCAATACCAGTAAATCTTAAATCTGGATTTACCCAGCGATTTATATTTCTTCCTTCTAAAAATACATTTACTGTTGTATTTGGTTTTAATCTTCTGATAACATATTTTACTGGAATACTGCGTACAAAAAACGAAAGTGCTGTAGAAACAAGATTTCCATTAACTGATTTTGTTTGTACACCTTTTCCAATATCGTTATTTTGAGGACTAATATTTGATGAACTCGCAACGGAAGCAATTGAAACAGCAGAGGTTGCTTGCTGTGTATTTACTTCTCCAAGAGAATTGATAGCACTAAATGCTGGCGCAGTACCTACCCAATTGACAATAAATGAGTTATGTAAACTAGAGAAACTTTCTCTTGAATCGTCCTTTGCTAAGAAAATATTGAATAAACTAGTATTTGTATCAACCACAACTGGATCAATTGATTGATCATACCAGTGATCAATATTTGGAGAAACTTCAACGTCACCAACATATTGAATAACAACAAAAGGATTTGGATTTAATGTCTTGGACGCAAATGAATTGCCAAGTAATTCTAAATCGCTATATGGAAGTGTTATAACATTTCCAGATTTCTTATATCCAGCAACAGATCTTTGATCTTCTCTTGTATTAACTTCTCTTAGAAGAATTGAATCTTCTTTAGATTGTGGACGTAAAACGGATTGTTGACTATCAACAGCACATTTATAGTCTAAAGATGATAGATTGCCAACTTTATGTGTTTCAAAATTATCAACAAAAAATCCACTCTTAAATCTATCTAAACCGATTTCATCTTTGACTTGCATATTGAGAGCCTGCTGCTCAAGGATGCTAAGAGTTGTGTAATACTCAAGACGCTCGATGCGCTTCTCAAGTTTACCAATATCTCGCATCGTATATCTACGATTATCAACAGGAGTAACTCTTACATCTTTGCTTGTTTTTGTATACGCTGGAATATAAACATAGAAAAGAGAAACTGCATCATCTATAGTATCTGGTTTTGATGGATTGAGAGAAGAATTTCCTTCTTTGACAAAAAATTCTCCTTTTTTGTTTAAGAATATTCCATCAATACGATCTAGGTATTGAACTTGACTAAATGAGAATGTATACTCAATTCCTAAGTCTGGAGCAGGAGTGGAAGCAATAACAGATCCAGGTCCTGAAAATTGACCAGATGTAACTTCTAATGAAGACACATCTTGATAACCAGCAATAATAGCATTATTATCTACTTTTGGTCTAAAATCTAAAACGTTCTTTAATTCAAGATTTCCATGTACTGAAGAATTGAAAGTAGGAATTTCATCTTCTCCAACACCAGCTTCGTGGAGATAACTGTCAATAGTACAGAAGTCTCCCTGTGAGTGCTCAAAATAATCGAATGCGATCAATATTTGACCAGTGGTTGGTTCAAATCCTGGTTTTAATACAATTCTAGAAACATCATAGATTGTATCTCTTTGACCATCATCAAATGTAAATCTTGATGTAACATCAGTTCCAGAAATAAGATTTCCAGCACTATCTACATCTGGTGGTTGTGTACTAGTTCCTTCATAAACATATCTTAATCTGAAAGCATCAGAATACGATAAAACCTCAACAACTTCATTATCATAATCTGTTCCTCTGAATGGTAATACTCTATCACCAGAAGAATTTACTACAATTCTTTTATTTCTAACCGCAGTTTTTAATCTTGGTTTAGCATTACTTACTTCAAGAGTTGCAGTTAATTTTAATTTTGGAAATGTACCATTTGGAGGAATTGTCCCAAAATATGTTGATGGTAAATTGAGACTGATGCTTCCAGAAGTTAATCCACTTGCTGTATCAGTTGATGATGAAATTTCAATAGCATCTGGATCAACATAAACAATATCTCCATTCTGAATATTTGGAGCATCTCCTTTATTAAGAACAGTGATAATAAAGTTATTCTCAGTAAATGCCGCAAATCTCTGTGTTCCAAATGGTAACTGAGCAGCAAATGTAACTGTTCCACCACTAGCAGAAGCAGTTGTTACAAAATCTCTTCTGAAATAATACTTAATCTTTGTATCATCTCCCCCAGCAGAAATTTTCTGTACTTGCTTACTTCCTGTTGGGAATAAAAGAGTTCCTGAATTTGGATTTTGTAACCTTGGTCTCAAACGTACAATGCTAGTGTTGCTAACATTACCAGGGAGAACAGTATCTAAACTCTTGTTTTTGAAGATCCAACTGGTTTTGTCGCATATTGAACAGTTGCTCTGACTAGATTGTTGTCCACATCAGAAAATTGAACCATATCTCCCTGTATTAGTAAAGAACTTGCGTCGGCACTAAAACTGGTTGATTCAATAAAATCATAACCTTGAGAACCAAAAAATGTAAAGTCGGTAACAGATTTAATCTCTGAAAAATTTTGATCGTCGATTAAAATATCTGCACTAAAAGAATTGGCGTTTCCTGAACCATATCTACATCCAATAGATTTAACGTTTTGTGGGGTATATGTAATAACAGTATCTCTGAATAGAATTGGAACAATTGCTGCTCCAGCATTTGGTGTAGTAGCTCCCTCTGGATTTTTTACACTTACTGCTGGTGGTTGAGAATACTCTGTGTTGAGAGCAGCTCGATTGTTAATAATCGCTTTATATACTTTTCCATCGCCAGTCAATGATAATTGTACTTTTGATGAATCAAATTCCAATCCATTAATTATAATTGTTGCTCCAGTAGAATAACCAAGACCTCTGTTTTGAATAATAAAATGAGAAATTGTGTTTTCCTTGGCAATTTTAATAGTATTACCAGATTCGTCTCTAATTGTTTCTCCTGGTAAAAATCTACCAGAAAGAGTTTTTACAAACAAAAGATTGCTTGTGGTGTATACTCCAGACGCAGTGCCCTCTACAACGCCATATGCGCCACTAGTAAGACCAAATACATACTTTCCTTCATCAAAAGCATCAGTGCCAGTTATAACCGATTCTAGAGTTATCTTAGTAAAAAATTGTGGATCAAAATAAGAAAGTCCAAAAATAGAATTATAAGCAGAACTTCCTCTAGATAAACGACCTTTTGAAAGAATAATGTCAGAATCTGAATTGAAACCAGATCCTCGTTGCTGTAGATAAAAATTACTTGGTTTTACTTTTCCAATAACGGGAGTAATTGTTTGACGATAATCAACGATAAATCCAAATTCATTATCATCGCTTTGAGCATCAGCTTCTGTAAAGAAAAGTCTTCTTCTAAATTCGGTATCTCCATTATCATATTCTAGTAATAATAATTCCAATTCATCTTTTGGTCCAAGAACAGTCAATTCAAGAAACTGTACCGAAACTGAAGGATTGATTAGGGGTTTATTTACAGTTGCATAAGAAAGAGAGGTCATTCTTCCGACTGCTGTTGGAGATCCGACATCACTTCTTGATTTAATGTAATACAAAGTTCCAATTAGATTTTGGAAAGTTCCATCTGTAATAGATCCAATTAAAGTAGTCGTACTTGTTACTTGAATTGTGATCGTTTTAATAGCATCATTTGAATTAAAAATTAATCCTCTACGATTTAAAGTTTGTCTATGATCGGATGAAAGTTCGGTATTGTTTAATCCAATTGATCCATCATTAAAACTAGAATACACAAATACATCAGGATAAGCAGTAAGATCAGATCCTTCTTTATTGAGAGGAACACTTCCATATACATTAGTAATACTAAAAGTTGGTAGTCCTTTTGTTTTTAATGTTACATTATCGCTACTTAAACTTTCTCTTGCTTTGTTAATTTCTAGATATTTTGTTTCTTTATTAACAATTTCATATCCTTTAATATATGCTTTTCCAGGACCAATACTGGCAACCATTTTTTTAGAAGATTCGCTGGAAGATAGTCCATTGAATAAACCAAATTCATCGACAGAATATATTCCTCTATTGCCATCTTTTTGAGCATATTCTCTGACATCAATGGAGAAATTATCTACTACATAATCTCCACTTTCATCAAAAGTTCTTCTTGCTAGTGTATCTTCCAAAAGATTGTAATCTGTTGGAGATACCTTTTTTTGTATGACGCCTCTGGAAACTGTAAGGAGTTGAATAAAATTTTTGTCAGTAATTGCGTTTAAATCAAATTCTTTCAACGATAGAGTAATTTTTAATCTATGTGCCCCAGGAGCAGTATAGTTGGATGATCCAATTGCATTATCATAAAGAGAAGCATCTTCTTCTGGAGTTACAATTTGCTCATTAATAATAAATCCAACCTTAGCAGATGGTTTGTCATAATACTCTTCAATTACCAATAGATCAGAATCATTTCT